CAGCTAGTCACCGTCAAGATTGACGGCAAGGAAGAGCAGATCCCGCTGTCTGAAGCCATCGCCAATTATCAGAGACAAGCCGATTATACGAAGAAGACCCAGGCGCTTGCAGAACAACGCAAGGCCGTGGAGCAGGAAGCCGCTCAAGCCACTGTCGAGCGTCTACAGTACGCTCAACTGTTGTCTGCGCTCACCGAACAACTGCAGTCGATGCAGTCTCAGGAGCCAGACTGGAACCGGCTTTATAATGAAGACCCGCTTGAGTACGTCCGCCAGAAAGACATCTGGCGCGACAACCAGGAGAAGCTGCAGGCCGCTCAGTATGAGCAGCAGCGGATCCAGGCGCTCAACCAGCAGCAACAGGCCGCACAGTTGCAGCAGATCGTCGAGCATAACCGCTCGCGTCTCCTGGAGCAGGTGCCGGCGTGGAACGACAAAGCGAAGTGGGAAGCCGACCGAAAGGCTCTCCGCGACTACGGCGTCGAGGCCGGGTTCAGCAACGAAGAACTCAACCAGGCATACGACAGCCGCGCTGTTGTCGCGCTGTACAAAGCCATGAAGTACGACCGGATGATGGCCAAGCGACCCACCAAGTCGCAGCCGAACGGACCGAAACTGGCGCGGGCTGGATCTTCTACGACCGCCCCACGATCAACGACCCAGTTGACCAAGGCAAAACAGCGTCTCGCTAAAACCGGCAGCTTGCGTGACGCAACTGCTGCATTCGAACTTCTTTTGAAATGAGGTACTGAAAATGGCAAAGGTAACTAACGCCTTTGATACCTACTCGGCCACCGCAAACCGCGAAGACCTGAGTGGTGTCATCTACAACATCGACCCGTTCGACACCCCGTTCATGTCGGCCATTGGCCGTCGCAACGTGTCCAACGTCACCTTCGACTGGCAGACTGAAAACCTGCCGGCCGTGTCTACTTCGGCTGAACTGGAAGGCTTCGAACTGTCGCGCACTGTAAGCACCGCGACTGTCCGCGAAGACAACATCTGCCAGATCCAGAAGCGCGACGCGACCGTCACCGGCTCGCAGCAGGGTGGCAACCCGGCTGGCAAGAACTCTGAAATGGCTCACCAGATGGCCCTTTCGTCGAAGGCGCTCAAGCGCGACGTCGAAAGCGTTCTGTCGGGAACAAACCAGGGCAAGACCACCGGCAACGCTTCCACCGCTCGCACCACGCGGTCGCTGGAAAGCTGGCTCTCGACCAACGCTGACCGTGCTGGCGACGGCGCCGATGCAGCTTCTGCTGCGGCTGGCGTCACCGACGGCACCCAGCGCGCACTCGACGAAGCCACGCTCAAGTCGACCCTGCAGACGTGCTACGAGAACGGCGCCGAGCCGACCCTCATGCTGGTCGGCCCGTACAACAAGACCGTTGTGTCTGGCTTCACTGGCCGCTCGCAGGCCCGCCAGAACATCGCCGCTGACCGCATTCAGCAGTCGGTGTCGGTCTATGCGTCTGACTTCGGCGAGATCAAGGTTGTCCCGTCGCGCTGGATCCGCGCTCGCAACGCCTTCCTGCTCGATCCTGAGTACGCAGCCGTTGCCTACTACCGCAACTTCCAGCGCAAGCCCATCGCCGACATTGGCGATGCCAAGACCGAAATGCTCATCGTTGAAATGGGCCTGGAGATGCGCAACGAAGCTGCGCACGGCGTCATCGCTGACCTGACCACTTCTGCCTGATCGGCAGAGCGGTAACGACAAGGAGGGCCGGGGCTAACACCCCGGCCTTTTTCTATGGCCAGCACCACAATTTATGACGCCACCGGATCGGTCCTCAAGGCGGTCCAGGTGGAAGACAATGACGACCGCATCCGGTTCGTCACTCAGCAAGAGATCGACCCGGTCATCCAGTTCGCCAAGGAAATGGCAGACGGTGACCTGTCGAAAGAGATGCGCCCCGTCGCGGAGATCCCGATGGTGATCGTCGAAAAGATGATGCAGGAGGGATCTTGGAATGACCCGGCTGCAATGAAGAAATGGCTCAACGATCCGGCAAACGATTGCTTCAGGATCTGGCGGGGTAAAGTCTGATGGCACTGGCGACGTATAGCGACCTGAAGTCGTCGGTGGCCGATTGGCTGAACCGTGACGACCTCACGGCGCAGATCCCTGATTTCATTGCGATGGCGGAAGCCCGGTTCAACCGTGAGATCCGCAACCACGCCATGATCGGTCGCTACACGAACACGACGTCAAACTCGTATTTCAGCCTGCCCGCTGACTGGGTCGAGATGATCTCGCTGGTGTCTACGGGGTCGCCTCCGGTGGCGCTTGAGTACGTCAGCATCGACAGTCTTAACGACATCCGCCAGGACGTTCTGACCGGCAACCCGCGCTACTACACCATCATCGACAACGATCTCTTGGTGCATCCCGCCCAGTCGGACGACGTCGACTTTGAACTGACCTATTATAAAAAGATCGCAGCCCTGTCTGACGTCAACACCAGCAACTGGCTGCTGTCTTCACACCCCGACATTTATCTGTACGGCTCGCTGATGCAGGCCGAGCCGTATCTCAAGAACGATGAGCGCACGACCACCTGGGCGACTTTGCTGTCCCAGGCAATGGAGGCGCTTCGACTTGCCGACGAACGGGCTAAACGCCCCGCTGGCGGCTTCACCGCTCGCAGGAGGACATTCGGATGAGCGCGCTTACGGACCACGCAGAAAATTTGATCTTGGATTGGCTGATGACCACCGGCTCGGCAACGCGCCCGACCTCGTGGTACGTTGGCCTGCACACCTCGGCACCGTCCGACGCTTCGCCGGCGACCGGCGAGATCAGCGGCAACGGCTACGCTCGCCAGTCGGCCACGTTCACGGTGTCAGGAGACACGGCGTCTAACAGCGCCGACCTGACGTTTGGGCCGAACACCACGACCAACTGGGGAACTGTCAGCCACGTCTCCGTCTGGGATGCCTCTACCGCTGGCAACTGCCTTTGGCACGGCGCTCTGACGTCCTCGGTGGCGATCACCGTCAACGACGAACTCAAGATCAGCGCCGGGTCGCTTGACCTGACGATGGCTTAATGAGGTAGAGCCGGTGGGCAACAAGTACGGCGTCTACAAGTACGGCGTAAATCTATACAGCGCCATCGACACCAAGGATGGTGCGGCTGCTCTATCTGGCGCTGGTGCGCTTACTGCGTCGGCTCAAAAATACAAGGCAGCAGCCGCCGCGCTGACTGCAACCGGATCGCTCGCCGCCGACACCGTGAAGGTGGCCGTCATCTCGCCGGTCACGCTGTCAGCGTCTGGATCACTGTCAGCAACTGCGGTGAGATCAGGGATCGGCGCAAGCCTTCTTGGCAGTTACGGAATTGTCGCGGCAACGCCGGTTCGGATTGGCAACGCTGCTGTCAGCCTGACAAGCGCAGGCTTTCTGGCCAGCACCGGCAACGCCGTGTTCCGCCGCTCTGCCGCTTTGCTGGCGGTTGGCAGCATCACAGCAGCACCGATTGCAACGCGCTATCGCTCTGCCGCTTTGCTGGCGGTTGGCAGCATCACAGCAGCACCGATTGCAACGCGCTATCGCACAGCCGCACTGCTGGGGTCTGGTGGGCAGCTTACCGCAGGACGGCTGGTGTGGACGCCGATTACGGCAGACACCGCAACTTGGACGACAACGACACCATCCCTGCCAACGTGGTCAGACGTGGCAGCAGGCACAGAGACTTGGACTGAATTGCAGGCCGCAGCCTGACAGGAGACATTAGATGGCTGATACATTTACGACGACCCTGAACTTGACCAAGCCCGAAGTGGGGGCCAGCGACGACAGCTGGGGAGGGAAAATTAACGACGGGCTGGACGCCATCGACGCCCTGTTCGACAGCGGCCCCGCGCTGAAAGTCGCCAAAGGCGGCACCGGCTCCACCACGGCGTCAGGCGCTCGCACGAACTTGGGGCTGGTGATCGGCACCAACGTGCAGGCGTATGACGCCACGCTGAACTCCATTGCCGCGCTGGGAACCGCCGCTGACAAGCTGGCGTACACAACCGGCGTAGACGCTTGGGCAGAAGCGGCGATCACCTCGTTTGGCCGGTCGCTGATTGACGATGCGGATGCTGCGGCTGCGCGGACGACGTTGGGCCTCGGCACCATCGCCACTGTGGCAGCGCCGTCTGGCACTGTGGTGGGTACATCTGACACACAGACACTCACTAACAAGACGTTCGGCGATACGCCGACAGAAACTATCTACGCACTGTCAGGAACGAGCGTCAGTATTGAGCCAGACAACGGCTCCGTCCAAACGCATACGCTCACCGGAAATACAACCTACACAGACAGTTTTTCTGCTGGTCAGGCCATTACGTTGATGATCGACGACGGCACTGATTACACGATCACTTGGCCGACGATGACGTGGGTGAACAATGGTGCGGCTGCCCCAACATTGGCCACGTCTGGATACACAGTAGTGGCGCTTTGGAAAGTCAGTTCGACGCTCTACGGCGCTCTTGTTGGGGATGGCTCATAATGCTGTTTCATAAGCACTTGGGCGCGGGCGGCGTTGGTGGCGGCGTTTCCTTTATCGGCTCTAACACCTACCAATGGTACGGGAACGTAGGTCAACAGCCCACTATTCAAGTACCATCTGGTAGCGCATCAGGCGACCTGATACTACTCGCTTATGCTGAAGATAGTAGTGGATGGAACATTTTTACTACAGGGCTTACAGGACCAACTGTTACTTGGACTTTTACGAACACAAGTGGTATGGGCGCTGGTCTTGGGTACTTTTTCTACGACGGTGTAAACGGCAGTATTGATTTTAGTGGCTCTGCATCTGACATCAAGGGCGCCAGTTTTGTCATCGCTTCATTTAGCGGACTAAGCACGGTGGGGTCTGGCTCGACTAGCAACAGCACTGCCGGGATGCCGAACGGTCCATCAGTCACTGCCAGTGATCTAACTGTTGTGTCTGGCCATCTTGACGATGACGCCGTGACTATGACTACGCCGTCTGGGTGGGATTTAGCTGGCGCAACAAGCGTTACTGACGGGGCTGACATCTCATCGGTTGCTCTAGCATATCAGATTGGCGCGACGGGGACAGTTGACCCAGCGGCGTTTGGAGGCGGTGGGGATGATCTTTGGTACGCCAGAACTCAAACATTTAGCATATAGAGGTGCTTATGTACATAAAGACAAACAACGGAGCGGTCGAGAAATACCCGTACTCAATCGGCCATCTTCGGAAAGACAATCCGAATACTTCGTTTCCCAAAGGCCCGTCATCAGAGCGGCTGGCGGAATGGGGTGTTTATCCGGTTACGCCGGTTGACAGGCCGCAAGCCGACCACACCAAAAACGTCACCGAGGGCGATCCGGTACAGGTCAACGGCGCTTGGCTCCAGAACTGGGTCGTGACAGACGCCACCGCCGAGGAAATCGCAGAGCGTGAGGCGGATGCGTGGTC